TCAAAACATGTAAAGCCTTGCAAGCCATTGTGAGGCCTTATGTGTCTCAGTTTTGTCCCACCTTGTATTATGACTTGCATAGCCAATGAAGATAAACGTGACGACAAACAGCGCAGCAGTTTTCTTTTCCTTCATACTTTCCCCACCCAGCATGCATACCTTCCACCATAACTGTAGTGAATGTCTGTTATGAGCGAAAAGCAGACTGTTACGTGTTGAAGTTAATTGTATTTCTTAGGTAAACACTATCATTTTCCTGACGTTAAGTTGTATCTTTGATAGGATTAAAAAATGTATAGATAACTTATACTACTGAGGAAAAAAATGACGCAAATTAGTGAACGATGGAAGCACAATGGCATTACTAAAGGTTATTGCAATATTTGTGGAAAATATGACTTCCTCACAAAAGATCATGTTCCTCCAAAGTGCGCCATAACCTTAGGTCCTGTTCTTCAGAAAACAGTTAGCGAATTTTTTGGTGTTCAGGAACCAGTTAAACCATTAAATGCTAAAAACGGTTCTTATTTCAAAACCATTTGCAGCAACTGTAACAATAAGGTGTTAGGTGGACTCGACGTTGCAATTGAAAATGTAGCAAAGTCCTTTAAAGAACAGTTGAGTCAATATATGAATGGTATGAATGTATATCCATTCATTAGAATACCTTTTGATAGCATATCTTTCACTAAGGCTATGATTGGACACGTGCTATCGGCAACTTCAGTTGAAGATTGTAAAAAAGAACCCGTAGATAGCCCCTTCTATACACCTTTAAAAGATTATGTTTTGGATAAAAATCCAAGTTTTGAGGAGACTCATGATATTTACTACTGGTTTTACCCACACAGAATGCACATATCAGCTCAAAGTGTAGCATTTATGAACGAAGGACATGTAGCATTTATTTGTGCTTTACATTTTTTTCCTATCGGTTTTATTATCACAATTAAAAATGAAGGAATATACCCTGCCCACTCAACAAAATTAGAACTTGAAGATAAATTCCTTACATTTAACATGACATCTGTAAATTATGAGTATACGACATTTCCATTTGTAAATCTTAAGGGAAACCAAATGTATGCTATAAGCAACGGCCATACATGTGTGAGTTATCCAATAATTAAGTGACTGCCAGATCATACAATCGACGCATGTTCACTTTCTACATATACCATCTATAATGTCCGCTCTTGGCACGCAGGGGACCAACCAGCTGGTCCTCAGGTCCGATATGAGCGAGAAGCTGAAATTTGCAGTTGTTCCCAAAGTCGATGGAGGAATTTTTAACATTACCGTGTATTTATCAACGGAGAGCAGGTCACTCTCTATGGTTCTCGCATTATTTGTTAACAAAATAACATATTCTTTTGCTTCATCGATAGTATTGAATATCATAACTTTCCCACTTAACATCGATATCTGCGGTAACTGATTAACACAAAGAAATTCATCCAATAGCAGAGAATAACTTTGAGTTTTAGATTTTAAAAAACCTTCATCCATAATGTTTCGAGTCTTGTGCCAATCACACCTTTTCCAATGTTATCCAGCCCTCGAACCATTGCGTATAAGCCACCTAATATTTGAATCCCTTCCTTTATACCTAAAGACGAATAGTCAAAAGTTGGAAAGAGGACGTAATAAGACATAATTACCCCAATACAAAACTCGAAAACTCCATAGGAAAGACGGAAATTTTCTCTATACCAAAATAGTATGAGTCCTAAAACGGGCAAACCCACCATTGTCCCCCAAACTGTAATGGTAGATACCAGAACCTCTATATTGGAATAGACGATGTTTGCGACTAGAGAAGCAAGCCCGCCGAGCGCAAAACTGGCTTTTAGGTAACGCTTTTGAGATGAAACAGCTTTTTCTGCTTTCTCTTCTATTTCTTTATTTAGAAAATCGCCTTTGCTTTCATTTATAAACTCAATGCCAGTCATAGATGTAATATTCCGACTAGCAAGAAAATAAGACAAGGCACGATCATTGGTCACGACGCAAGGAACTTCTTCTCCTTGCCGTTCTGCGTAAGAAATAGCTATTCGAGCAATATCAAAGTCTGCCCCAGTCAAACGCTGAGCATTTCTATCGGATTGGAAGAGGTCGTTTTTTATTTTTTCAGGCGCTTCAACTATGAGCACACCAGCGGGAATTGACGAGGCCACTAAATCAGTAATATCTGACCATTTGTTGCTTTTCCCTCTATATGAAAGCTCATGCATCACAGCTCTTGGGATAACTAGCTTCCGATTTCCAGCTCTAGACAATATCTCCGGATGCTGCAATAAAACATTAGTATCAATTATGTATCTGCTTGGCATAAGCTATCCCTGATACCTTAATTTATCAAATATAACAGTATGTAAACATATAAAACATAACTTCACAACTCACTTATCGCTGCAAGTTTCCCACCCAGACAAGCCATGTGCTTAGATATCTGACCTAACGTTTCTAAAGTGATGAATGTCCGCTATTGGCACATAGCAGTCCTAGAGACAGTGTCGTAAAGTCATGGAGGATCGGTGGGAGGATATTCAGTTTCATTCATGCCGAAATACGGTAAAATCTATAACAGATAGAAATCATTCAATATTCGCACTATCAGAAGCTGGCCAGCCAGCCGCAGCACTTTCTTGCATACGACGAGCCTGCGGTTTCATTTATCTCCGACCGGAAACTTCTTATACAGTGTCGATACACCAACATCATAGATGATCGCCACCTTCTGGCGAGGAATTCCTGCTGCAATTAATCGTCCGGCCTGCGCCCATTGTTCTGGTGTAAGTTTGGGACGACGTCCACCAATTCGTCCCTGTACGCGAGCAGCTTCCAGTCCGGCTTTTGTTCGTTCAACAATCAGTTCACGCTCCATTTCAGCCAGGGCACCCATCACATGGAAGAAAAAACGCCCCATTGGTGTACTGGTATCAATTGAATCCGTCAGACTACGAAAGTTGATACCTCGTTCGCGCAGCTCTTCCACCAGCACGACAAGATGCCGCATGCTGCGACCGAGTCGATCCAGTTTCCAGACCACCAGAGTGTCACCTGCCGATAATGTCCTGAGCAGTTTTTTAAGTCCCGGCCTTTCGGACTTTGTACCGCTTATCTTGTCTTCAAAAATCAGCTCGCATCCTGCACAGTTCAGCGCATTACGTTGTAGATCTGTGTTCTGGTCATTTGTTGACACACGTACATAGCCAATAAGCATGGTAGATCTCCCTGACAAAAGCAGGAATGATGCCATTTGCTCGTTATTTCTGCATTTTCATAAACGTTGGTTTGGGAGAAGCGGCAAAACGGGATGTGGGGACAGGGGAAAATCAGATACCGGACATGACCTCTTTTGCCAGTGGTGATGGATGGATGAAATTACCCAACGGGAAAATCCTGCAATATGGTCGTGGTGCGGTTACGCCGACATTATCGACGCAAACAATGAGAATTACATTCAGCATCCCTTTCCCCAAAAAAGCGGACTGCGCCATGCTTACTCATTCTGGTGATGGCGGTGCGCCTTTAGGCGCTGGGCGAGGGTTCGTGATGACTGCAGAAGGCCCAACGTTAACCGACTTTAATTCTGCTTACAGAACGTCATCAACCAGCGACACGGTATCGATGAATTACAGTTGGTGGGCTGTTGGTGAGTAATTTTATTCAGGGTGATTTATATGAACGAATATGTTTATAGCGCAAGGCATAATGCTTTTTTCCCTGTGGATATGATTGATAAATATAAATCAGAGGGATGGGATTTATCAGACGCTAAGGAAGTAAATCAAAATATTATCAGTGAGTTTATGGCTGAACCGCCACAAGGAAAAATCCGTATTGCCGGAGATGATGGGCTGCCTGCGTGGGCAGATATTCCGCCACCCACGCATGAAGAACTTATTGAAATTACTGAATCAGAAAGACAGCTACTAATTAACCAGGCCAACGAATACATGAACAGTAAGCAATGGCCCGGTAAAGCCGCTATTGGTCGTCTGAAAGATGATGAACTGGCGCAATATAATTTGTGGCTGGATTATCTGGACGCACTGGAACTGGTTGATTCCTCCAGTGCGCCAGATATTGAATGGCCTACGCCTCCGGCAGTTCAGGCCAGATGACATCCGGCGCGGTGCTGGTATCTGTTGCCGTCACCGCGTCAATGTAATCCAGCACAGCGTTAAGTCGGGTGGTTTCTGCCTGCGTCAGCTTCCGTCCGGCCTGTAGTTTCAGTTGAATCAGACTAATGGAAGCCATTGCTGCATCAATAAGTGACTGGCGCAGTGCTTCTGCCGCGTCTACTGCGGCATTATGCTGTGCCTCAGTATCTGTCACCCATTTCTCACCATCCCATTTATCGTATGGCGTTAATGGGGCGATAGTGGTTGTATTATTAGGGTAATCACCCGGAGCTGTGATTTCTTTTGATTCTCCTGTTTCGGTGCTATAGATGATTTCACCGCGATGGTCTGGCACATATTCCCATGAGTTAAAATCTGCAGAACGGCAGATTGCATAACCAGCTTTATGTGTAACTGGTGCATCTAAACAAGAACATGCCGGGATACCGACGCCAACCGCAAGATATTCAGTTGATGTGGAAATATACTCCCGCGTTTCACCATCATAATTATAAATGGTAATGACTCCCGCTTTTATGGCAATGAGTTCGTTATTTAATACGGCTTTATTCATCAGGCAGCCCTCACGATATAATTAAAGGCAATGTTACGAGGACGGTTTTCGTTTGCAGTTGGAACAATTCTTGAAGCATCAAGGCCAATCACTTTTGGGTAAACAGCGCCATCTGTTCTTTCTGTCACCATACTTCTGATTAAGGAGAAATAACTATTGTTCGTTGAGGGGTTCAAAGGCACCACTGCCCCCTTAAAAGAGCCTACTGATTCCCATATTGAATAATTTTCGGTGTTTACAGTCTTGAACTCACCATAGATATTACGTATGGCATCGCCCTGAGCGGATAATATTGCCCTCCCCGTATCCATACCACGTCCGTCATCCCAGCCACGAATAAACTCACCACGTAAATCAGGCAATTTATTTGTCGGGTAAGCCTTTGCCAGTTCCGGGTATTCTTCAGCAGAAAAAGCTGCTCCGTTGCATTTCAGCCAGCCTGTTGGCGGAGTGGCTGAGGGCCACGGAACAGGTACGCCAACAGGCAATGCTGAGCCTTCTCCCAAACCAAGGTTTTCGAGAGCCGTTTTCACCGTGCCATCCGATTTGATATCGCCAAACGGATTCTTGCGGCTTAACAGCAGCGCACGAAGCGCGGTAAGCAGCTGGTCATGCCGCCCCTTATCCAGGCTGGCACCGGATGCCTCCACCACGCTGCAGAGTTCTTCCTGCAACATGTCAAAGTAGTCATCATCCAGATCGGTGGCAGGTGTGCCGGTCTGGGGGTTACCACGGGTAAAACCGTTCTTACCCGCGCCGAACTTATCCTTCTGCGCGGTTTTCGTGTCTATACGATGCATGGATTACTCCGGATATTTAAAAATTACGTAGGTATGCGAAGGGCAGAGTTTGTTAAGCACACACTCGACAACGGTGTCGCCCCAGATACGCAGCGCGGAATCACAGGGATCGCCACATGTCATCCAGGTGCTGTTGGTGGTGGCTGGCATGTTGACCTGCCAGTAATACCGCCATTCCGGCGCATTCACCGCGTCAGTACAGGCCGATGAGCAGGTGAACGTGCTTTTGTCGTATCGCGTGATGGTGGCATCTGGTCTGCCCAGGGCAGCAAGCTGTGCAAGATAAAAATCCTCGTTGATGCCGCCCGTCAGGTTAACCTTCGCATCCAGCCGTTGCTGACGCTGGCGAAGGGTCTGCGTTCCCGCCGGAATACATTCATCCGGCAGACCGCACAGACGCTCCCAGCGGTTTATCAGTTCAGTGGTGGTGCGCGGATCCAGCTCCCGCATCAGGGCATCCGCACGCTGATGAACGCGGGTTAATGACGGTGCCGCACCGGCAATCGCCGGATCGCTGGCTGACCACGCCGGACCGGGGGGCAACAGTGCCGACAACAGACGGATGTAATCATCGTTTGTCACGTCCATGAAATCGTCCCCAGTACCGCCAGTTCATTTTTTGCAATGGAGATATTGTCTGCCGGTGCAAGCAACTGATGGCTGTATTCCCCGTTCGCACCGGAAATCGCCTCACTGATACGCGATACCTTCAGTTCTCCCTGCGGATAACCATCACGCAGCAGGAACGAACGCAACTCCGCGGTGATGGCAGCCCGTATTTCCGGTGTGTCCGGCGTCACGCGGATATGAAAATCCACCGTATGTGCCACCGGCCTGAACACATACAAATCAGAGCCTGCCACCGGGGCCAGTGGCCCGATATGTTGTCTTGCCGCCGTTTCCGTTGATTCTTCCGGAATGGGATTAATCAGGTCACTGCCGGCAATCATCACACCGACAGTCCCCGTTCCCATCCAGTGACGGTATGTCCATGCGCGGGTAATGCCGGGCACTTCTTTAGCCCAGACGACATAGTCCCCGTCAGCCCCACCCTGAGGCGTCCAGTAATACCGCTCAATGACGCGGGCGCGCCACGTTTCCAGATCTTCAGTATCGAATCCGCCAGTCAGGGTATCTGCCACACCGGAAGACGGCAGACCATTCACCGGCGTGACCAGGATTAATGCCGTACCGTCGTCAGCGTTACCGACCGCACCTGCACTTGAGCAGGCGATCGGCACGCGCAGGACACCACCGGAGCTGGTTGCATCGGCAGTTGCCGTGTACTGAACCAGGTCATCGCGCTGAATAACACTCCCGGCAGTCACCTTCAGGCCATCGCTGACACCTTCCCAGCGCATATACCCGCTGGCAGCCGTGGCCCCCTTGCGCGGACACCGTTTCATCGCAGCATGTCGCGCCAGCCAGGACTCATCGCACAGGTCAGGCAGCATGTTCATTGCCAGATAATCGATGTAACCGTAAACCGTATGCAGCGCCGCCGCATACACCTTTGCCCGCACGTCTTCATCCATGCGCCGGAGCGTGTCGCTGACGTCCAGCCTGGCGAATAAATCGTTACGGAGCATACTGATATTTTCTGCCAGCGTCGGGCGTTGAAATTCACTGTCCGCCATGCGTTATCGCACTCCACAGATCATCAAAAGAAATCATTACCGGTCCGTCACGACGCCAGAGAGTGATACTGTTACCCAGTTCATTAATCCCGGTGCGGCGGATATCCAGATCAATACGGGACACCACGCCGTCATCAATCATCCATTGCAGGCATTCGCGGATATACCCCCTTACCGTCTGCACCAGCTGATTGGTCAGTTTGCTGCGCTGAAGCAGCCACAGCCGGGAGCCGTAACGGTCATTCTGTACCGCAGGCCAGGTATCCCCCCACCATCCCATCGGGACGTCGGCGTTGTCATCAGGCTCCGCCCGCCGCCAGGTAAACAGGGAAATCACCACGGCGCGGGTCAGCGGATCCAGCTGTGCGCTGGCGCAGGTGCGTTTACCGTTCACCGTCAGCCACAGTTCCATCATGCCTCCATCGCTTTATCAGGTTTGTCGGTGTTACTGCCCTGACCGTTCTCTCTGTGACGATGCCCGTTATAAGCAAGCCGCATCGCTGACATGGTGGTGCCGCCGGAGTCGCACAGGTCTTTCACCTGTCCTGTCACTTCCAGGTCCATTTCAAAACGTGCTTCAGGTGCATTGCGAAACGTAATCGTTTTACCTGCACCGTCCACCACGATCCCCTCCCGGGTCAGCGTCACAGACTGCCCCTGATCGTCATAGACAGCCACCTCACCCGTCTGCAGCCCTTTCAGGCGGTAACGCCGATCCGACACCGTAACAACCACCGCATGAGAACGGTCACCATCCGGAAACAACACCACCGCTTCCGCACCGCTGTTTGCCCTTGCGGTAAAACCGTAAGGTTCAAGATGTTCAACCCCGGCTTTGGGTTCACCGGCAATCAGGGACACATCCACGGTCTGACATTTCGTGGCGGCACTGATGCTTTTCACCACGGCCCGCCCAATCAGCCCGAGGAGTTGTCGCTGTATGGTTTCAATCGCCCTCATCAGAACGGGTCCTCCTGTACTCTGGCTTTTTTCTTTTTCCGCGCGCCGGGATCTTCGGGTTCAGGCAGATAAGCATCAGGCGGGCCGACACGGATTTCCGTCAGGGTGCCGTTCTGGTCCTGAGTAAACGTGACTTCCGAAACAAGCAGTTCGGTATTGTCGAAACCACAGACCGGATCAAAGACAATCACCCGCTGGTTGGGCTGCCACAGCGTACCGTTACCCTGTCGCCAGCCCTGCACCACATAGGTGGTTTCATCCGTCCGCGCCGCCCGTTGTCGGGCTTCAAAGTCAGCACGCGCAATACAGCCTGCCCCCGTGGCCTGCCCTGTCTGCCTGATATACATCGGACGGTAACGGGCAATAAATGCGTCCTCTGTGCGGGCCCGCAGCGCGGTGGTGGTGGCCTCACCGAAATCATCGTCGTTTCCGGCACGCTGCCCCGCCACCTGGTAAACTGAAAACCGCTCCCGGATACTCTTCTCCGTATCGCAGGAAAGGATGTTTTCCCCGAGTACCAGCGCGGTATGTGCCCGCGTTGAGCCAATACCGCCAATCACCAGCCTGCCGTGCGGGTCGTCGTAAGCCAGTGCCTGCTGCTGACCGAGTATTTTGTTGATTACCTCAATCACCGTTTCACCGTGATCAGGCTGGACGTCAGGAATAACACCCGACGGCGCACCGTTGTTCACCACCTCAATGCCGAAGGGCGCAGCAAGCGCCTGCGCAATCTGTACCAGCGATCGTCCGTTAAACTGTGTCGGTTCGGCTGCACAGTCAATCAGATCAGCGGTCAGACTGCGTCCGGCAATACCGGTGCTGACCGAACGGGCATCGTAACGAACGGGCGTCGCCTCCACCCAGCCGGTGATCACCAGCTCATCACCAATCAGCACTTCCACTTTTGAACCGTTTTTAATGCGCGGCTGAAGCGTGGTGATACCCTCATCTCCCGGCCACTGGCGGGTGATCTCCACACTGAAATCCCGCGCCAGTCGTTCAACACCGGCACCGATGCGCACCGATGTCCAGCCATTCCACTCCCGGCCATTTACCCGTAACGTGACGTTATCGTTCATTGCACTGGCACCTTCAGAGGGATCACCGGCACAAAGCCGGGATGCGTAATGGCATTACGCCGGATAATGTCCGCGTCACGCGCCGCGTTATCAAACCAGGTCGCCGCCAGCACCAGCGCGGGTAAAACCTCATCCGGCGTGCGCTGAATGATCCGCGCAGACTGTTCAAGGCGCATGTTGATATCCGCATTCAGATCTGCTTTCACCCGGCGCAGCGCCAGAAACAGCGCATCACTGGTTGTACGGGACAACTCCTTATCAATTGCCATATTCAGTGTGTCGCGAATGTCAGTCAGTTCTTCCCACGTCGGCAGGTCAACCGTGTTTTTCACCGCCGGTGCATTGTTCAGTGCCGGATGCGTGACGGAAGGCCAGCCAGTGCTCTGCGCAGGTGTTGTTGCCTGCCCCACTGCGGCATTCTGCATCACCGCGGAAGTTGTTGGCGCAGGCAATCGGGTGACGGCATACGCCGCTTCGCTGATTGCGGTCGTACGAAGGGTGCTGGCAACCACGTTACGCTGCTGCGTAGCCGTGGCGGTGGTTTTACTGTCCGTTTTCCAGACGCCGCGCGGTTGCAGATCGCTGCCGAGGCTGACACCGGAAAGCGTTTTGATCATGGTGACCAGGTCGCTGGCGTTACCATAAAGGCGCTTCCCGGTACGCCACATTTTCTGCACTTGCTCAACGAAATTTTTGCCTGACGATGGCGGCGGCAGAAGTACCGAGATATCCCCCTGCAACAGCCTGGCGGCATCCGATACGGCAGAATCCACCACTTTCATCGCATCAGAAACATACCCAAGCATTGTGCTGGCATTACCGACGACGTCGTTCTGCACAAAATCTGCCACGCCATCGATACTGAAACCGCTGAAACTGTCACTGATGCAGTCATCCAGTGCAGAACAGGATGACATCAGCGTCTGTGCCGTCGCCGCACCTGATGTGGGGTAAGAGAGTTCTCCCGCTTCGACAAACTTCAGGTCAAAGCGGACAATACGCCCTTCATTCTTCGATGTGCTGACCCGAACTTCCCCGTCAACACAGACTTTCAGCTCACCGTAAGTCGGATGGACAAGCGTGCCGGGACCGGGTTTATTCAGCGCGTCAATCAGGCGATCGCGCTGGTCAAAGCAGTCATCTCCCACCACATAAGCTGTGATGGACGGGCGAAAAGTGACTTTTCCCAGATCTTCGGTATAGGGCTTGTCACGGTTCGGGTATTCATGTGTTTCCACACGGCGACCGGTTCCCGCACTTTCTTCTTCAACCTTAAACGGCACACCGCGAAATGACGCGCCCTGAAGCCTGTCTTTCCACGTCATATAAACTCCGGATATAAAAAAGCCCACCGAAGTGGGCATGAAAGACATAAATTAATGTAAGGTTTACCCTGCTATTTTTTGAGCCAGATGGGCCTGCAATTTATAAATGTTTGCTCCTTTACTGAACTGTTTTTTTATCGGTTCTGCAATACCAGAAATCCATATCTTCATTTCAGCATCAAGATCAAGATGCCCGGCGGTTTCAATAGAAAAGTTTGTCACAGATTTATATGGAATCGAACGATACTCGACTTTTTTCCCTGTGACACCCTGCTTATCAATAAAAATTAACCTTCTGTTAGTCAGAATAATTTGGTCACGAATGAGTTTATAGGCAAGTTCGACATTTTCTCCCTCACCTAAAACAGCCCCTAATTCCTGTTGTGCATCTGATGCATTAATTTCACCGGCATTACCTATAATGGCATGTAACAGACCCATAGATTTCCCTTCAGTTGATAACAAACTTAAAGACAAATTATATCTGGTTCCGTCATCTGCCAATATGCGTATAGCCAACATCGTGATTTATATCAAAACCGCTGGATCGCGTTTCCATAACCCGCATCCCCGGAGGCGAATTCACAAAAGATACCTTGATCTCACCATCAACTTTTGGCGCAGAAGCTTTGTTAATCATGAAGGGATTCGGGCCTGTGGCATTGGAGGCGTTGTTTGACTGAGCCGGATCCACCGCCGGATAAGGTGTGTATCCCCGCGCCGGTATTCCCGTCCCATAAGCATCATAAGCACCCGCGCCCCACTGCGCAGAGTTAATGGCATCGACCGTGTCACCGGAACTGTCGGTAAACCACTCAATAATTGGCTTCAGCTTGTCCCACATATCCTGAAACCACTTAACAACCGGTCCCCAGTTATTGATCACCATCCCCAGCGGCGACCAGGCAAAAACCTTCTTAAGAAGTTCCCAGCCAGTCTCAAAATAAGGACCAATGGTTTCCCAGAGTTTCTTAAAATAAGGTCCGACAACATCCCAGTTAGTGATAATTAATCCCGCAGCCAGGGCTATCGCCGTCGCAATCATGCCAATCGGCGTCATCGACATGATCCTGCTGACAATACTGATGGCACTGCCCACGCCCATCAATCCCAGTTTCAGAATCGCAAGACCGGCAGCAAGCCCGACGACGCCGCGAATAACCCGGGGATTTTCATCCGCAAACTTCGTGAATTTTTCCCCCAACTCCCCCAGCCATTGCGTGATATTTTTAGCGTCACCAGAAAATGCGCCGCCAATAGCTGCAAGACCGTTAGTTGCGGTCCCCGTCATTGCCTCCCACAGGTTGGACAGCGTACCAAGCTGAGCCTGAACACGTTTATTCAGGCTGGCCTGTTTATTCATCTTCTGCTGGATCTGATCGTAGCCATCCTTTCCTTTATCGATCAGGGCATTGACCACCTGAAGGGTTTCGGCATCATCACCAAATATTGCCTTAAGTACGCCTGTTCGCTTAACGTCGGTCAGTTTTCGCAACTTTGCCAGTTGCCTGAACATGTTATCAAGACCGCCAAAACTTCCTTTGCCGTCAGTAAAATCGAGCTGTACCCCGAGTTTCTGGCGGGCCATGACTTTATTGACGTCCCTGATTTTCTTAACACTTAATCCAGACTGGATAACTTTTCGCAGGGCATTACCTGCCGACTCCCCGTTCATCCCCATCTGATCCATCATGACGCTGATGGGGGAAAGGCTCTGTGCAGCCTGAAGACCGTCCTTGTTCACCATCTTCAGAACAGAACTGGTTTTAGTGAAGAAGGACAACATGTTGGTATCGTCAACGCCCAGATAAAACGCCTTCTGAATAGTGTCGAACAGCCCCATCATGTCTTCTGACGCCGTTCCGGTAGCATCCTGCATCTTTGCAGCAAACTCAGCAGCCGCTTCCGGTGTTTTTTTCAGTTGTACCGCAAGATAAGCTGTCGCTTTACCCACACCACCAAGAATGTTTTCTGCCGGGATCCCCTGACGCACCAGCATCTGCATCATGTTCTGGAAATCAGCCGTTGTACCGGGTAGCTGGTTACCCAGGCCAATAGCCAGTTTATTGATGTCCTGAAAGCTCTTTCCAACCTCGCCGTTCGCATCCATCATGGCGACTTTCAGCCCGGTGGCGGCGTTTTCCTGATCGGCATAAGATTTCAGGGAAAGCGTCAGACCCGCTGCCAGTCCGCCACCAAGCGCCAGCCCACCCTGTGACGCTTCTTCCGCCTGGCGTTTAAATCCCCGGATTTTCTTTTGCATTTTCGACAGCGCGGGAGAAAGTCTGTCGACACCGGTTATCAACGCCTTAAGCTCAAATTCAGCCATGTGTGCGTTTCTCCTGCTCTATCCTGTTTGCCTGACTGACCAGCAAGGGAATTTCACTGATCGGCATATTCAGCAATTCGAAGGGATTAATGCGCCAGTAGCTGGCGCAGTCAAAGAAGCGATCAGTGAGGTATTCAGCCGTCAGGCCTGGAGGAAAAAACCAGCCACAAGCCACGCCGCTGCATTCAGGTCTGCCGGAGACATCTGGTCGACAGAGCTTTGCGGCACTTTCGCCAGCCGCACAATGTATTTCGACACCACATGCGCCAGAAGTCTGACGGACTCATCCTGATTCATCTGGTAGGGATACCCCAGCTCGCGGACATCTTTCCCGGTGGGCTCATCAAACTCCAGTACGGAGAGTGTCTCGCCATGAGCGGTAATCGGTTTCTTTAACTCAAGCTCTTTCATTACTGGTAATCCCCTTCTTCACCGTGGAACTCAAGATCGACCGTGCCTTCTTCGGCATTATGGTTCGCTTCGCCGTGCAGCCAGGCAGACGACAGTACATAGACCTGACCGTTCGCCAGCTCGGCAGTGATGGTCATCTCATCAGACGAGGTGATTTTGCTCACCGGAAAATTCTTCGGCACCTTGAAGGTCCCTTTGACATAAGGCGCACGGTGAGTTTCCTTGCGGTCCACTGAACCGTCCAGGCCGATGATGTCATCATTGACCGTCCTGTTCATGGGCACCTCAATGCCGCCGGTCAGCGATAGCTGCTGACCGTCAATTTTGAAATAACAGGTTCCCCCGATACGGGCCATTATGCGGACTCCTCTGAATACTGAAGACGGAACTGGTTAACCACGGCAAAGACACGCAACTGGTTAACATAGTCAGGCGGGAACAGCGTGTTCAGGCGGTTCGGATCGCTGGCATCACGCTCCACAACCAGGTACTGCTTAAACAGTTCGTAGTTTTCCACGATCCCCGCACGCTCAAGCTGACGGTAGGTTGCCAGCAGTTCCCCTTTGATCACCGCCGGGGTGACAATCGCCTGACCGGGACCAAAGCGGGTACCGTCACTGGCAAGCTTGTGACGCCCGTACTTACTGGTAATGACGGATTTCAGTTTGCGCAGTACATACGCGCTGGTATGCAGAGTCTCACTGTCTAGGTAGCTGTTATCCGCAACCCCGTAAGCGTTTTTCCTGTACGTGGTGACATCACGCTGAATGCGCAGTACCCCGCTTTCGACATACGCCGTTGCCACGCCATGAGACAGCAGGGTCTGTTGTTCGGTCATCGTGAACCGTTTCCCCTTCGGCGCAGGCAGCATACCCACCAGCTCACCGGTCTGCGTGGGACGTGCCGGATCGTTGCGAATAAACACCGCTGCGCGGGCGGTACGGCTTGCCGCCAGTTCGTCGGCAGGCGTCTGGGTCTCTTTTTCGTACCCCGCCAGGGTAATGTGCTGCTGGTTAAACTGGTCACCTGCGGTCACCAGTTCTGACAGCGTGCCGATCTTTGCCGTATACACATGACCATACAGCTGACGCGCATAGCTCCAGCGACCGCTGGTATCGTTCATCTCGGTCACCAGCGTGTTAACGGAGGCCGTGTCGTTGAACGGCAGGCCGATATAATCAAACGGCTCATCCGCCATTGCAGCCACCGCGCCGGTGAGAACCGGAGCACCCGTACCGGCGGTACCCGTCGCCACGGCAATCTGTACGCCCGCTGGCAGCACTTCGCCCCCACCAAAGCCGTAGTAATTGAGGCTGACAGGAATTTCATTCCCGCAAAGCCCCTTATGACGCGCGGTCAGTGTGACCACGCCTGCCGAAGATGAAGCCGTAAACGGCAGGGCCGGAACGGCATTGATGGCATCTTTGATACTGCTGGCAATCGTCGTGACGTTATCGCCGTTGGTCACCGGAGCCTGCACGCGGGTACGTCCCACATAGACATTCACCGTGCCGGTTTCGGTTGCCTCCCCGGTCACCGTCAGCGTAACCGTTGCCGCCGCGCCTGTGGATTCAGGAACGGCAATCACATACAGCTCGCCAAACGGGTCGGTCTGGCGATAAGCCTCGACCATACGCGCCAGCTGACTTCCCGCACCACAAATCTGGCGTGCATAGTCTGCCGACGGCATCAGTACCAGACTGTTGGCAACAATCTCTGCACCGTTATTGGCATGACCAATCAGCAGCGATGCTCCGCTGTCCTGTGCAGTATTCGCCGCCTGGTTATCCATTTCCGCATAAAACAGCGGAACCAGCGTATTCGACGGAATGGTGTTAAAGCTTATCGTCATCGGTGTTCACCTTTTTATTCACGCGCCGGATATCACCCGCTGCTTCACGGCGCAGCCAGTAGTTGTTCTCGTCAACATTTCGCCCTTCGGCGGGCAAAAGGTCGCCGCGGGCAGGGTCAGGAACTGACCGCCCTTTAACAGGTTTGACAAACATGAGGATCCTCAGGAAGGAAGGGTTATTTCGGTGTGATGTTCGATATCGCCGTCAGGCCCGTTACCGGGCTCGAGATAATCAACATCAATCGCCAGCGTTTGCAGTTCATCCAGACTGTTCAGATCATCCTGCTGGCGGGTATCGTCTTCAGTCAGCTCGCTGATGACCGAAAAATCGAACTGATAAATCAGCTCATGACGATTCAGATCCAGCAGCGTGCCGCCGTCATAGGTAATCGGGTTACCGCACGCTTCCGGGTTCCAGCCCAGCAGGGCCTTAAAGAGCATCTGCCGGACATCGTCCACCACATCATACGAGGCAAACTGACCGCGCTCATCACGCCCGTTACTCAGTATGACAACCACGGAGAAGCCCTCTTTCAGCTCCTGCCAGTAGTCGGTCTGGCTTTTGTTTTCTCCCGGAGAGTCATCACCCGGTACCACATACGCCGCCGGGAGTCTCAGCTTTCCGACCTCCGGCAGATTTTTGAACTGTGCCGCGCCTGCCACCCGGTTTTCAAAATACGGGCAGCGGGCACGCAGCGCAGCAATAACAGGCGTCAGTTTCATCTGTGTCGTCGCTCCGGCTTCAGTGATTTACGCAATTCCCGCGCCAGAAAATAGCGTGTCCAGCTGCGGTTCTTTTCAAGAGTTTCCACCATGAAGTTATTACGTGGAGCCAGTCGCCAGCCGCTGCCACCGGATGCACCACGATGATGACTACGACGACGTTTTGCTCCTCCCCGGACACCAAAAAACAGAAACGCCGGATAGAAGTCACCAGAGATCATCCGGTTCCCCTTCCCGTTGTGCTGGTTAGGGGCAATGCGTGTCATAAAACCGGCTCGCTTTTTACTGGCTCTCGGCACCATGTAACCAATCGAACGAGCCAGGCGTCCGGTCTGATAACCGGGGTTTTCACCCGGTGCCGACCGCGCACGGCGCATCACCAGCCGACGGGCATCACGCATATGACGCTGCCCAATCGTGATAAACGCCCGCCGGACACGGGCGCGGTTAAAGCGCATCTCGGCGGGCTGCTGAACATCAACGTGAAAAAAGGGAGTCGCCATTGCTGCCTCCGTGACTCTGCCTACATTCGCCCAGCTCCGTACACTCCAGCAGCAGAAAGCGCCGCGCCCCGTTCAGATCACGCTGACGTTTCACCCGGTACACACTGTCATCACAGACCACCTCATAATCAGCAGTGATCCCCCGGCGGTAACGAATGGTGATGTAATGGGTGATGGCGTCCCCGGTCTGCGCGGTTTCCTGCCAGGTGGTGGCACTGGTCTGGATAACCTTCGCCCATGTCCGGAACGTAACCGGGTATTGAGGCTCCACGCCAAAGTTATCCGCGGGCATATCCACCCGCTGGCGGATCAGGACGCGTTTATTCAGTTCACCGGGGTCCGGCAGAATGTAGGTTGCGCTGGTCTGCGCCTGACGAATTTTCATTGCGGAAAGTACCTGTACGGGCCGACAAGCCAGCCAAAACTCTGCGGCATGTCGAGTTTCTCCACTTCCGTAACCGACGAGCGGTTTTCGTAAAAATGGCTGATAAGCATCAGCATCCCCAGACGAATATCATCCGGCAGGTGCAGCCCGTCCGGATCGCTGTCCGGAATGGTTTCATCCGGTGCATAGAGCTTCCGGTTCAGATACGTTTCCGTCCGCTTTTGTGCCGCACAGGCCAGCAGTTGCAGATGGCGGTCATCAGCATCGAAATCCTCATCCAGCCGGAGTTGGGCTTTAATCTCTTCCATTGTCAGAAGCATACTCAGCCCTCTTTACTGGTCGTGGCTTTTTTCTCTTTTGCCGCTTTACTGCTTTTTGCACTGATTCCGCGCTCTGCTAACCCGGCCTGAAGTGCAATCTCCTGCACCCGGGCAGGAAGTGCCCCGTCGTCATACTCACCGGCCCGAATGACCTCAACACGCATACCGTCCGGTGACCATTTCAGATCTTGTTTCAGGATCATGATTCTTCACCCGTCAGAACAGGGGGCGCGGTTCCGCGCCCCTGAATGATTACGCCGCTGCAATCTTCAGCAGTTTGATGGCCTGCGAATCGACCAGCATCCCGCCGGTGCGCTTGGTGGTATAAAAACCGACAAACGGTTTATTGGTGTACGGGTCACGCAGAATGCGGGTGCCGATACGGTCAACGATGGTGTAACCCCGTTTGAAGTTACCAAATGCAATGGCTTTCGCATCAGCGGCGATATCCGGCATCTGTTCGTTTTCAGCGATACCGTAACCCGCCAGAGAGGACGACTGCCCCAGTTCCAGCCCCGGACGCCACAGATAGTTACCCTCGCTGTCTTTCAGCAGACGGATGGCAAACAGGCTGTTGTTGTTCATCATGAACTTCGCGCCAGTGCGGTGTGCCTTACGTAGCGTGTAAATCAGTTTGATAATGGCGTCTGCTGTCACCGTCGTCGCTTCACCGGATACAATATGCTGAAGTTTGCCGAACGCCCGGACCTTATCGGTTTCATCAGTGGATTCATACGCCAGGAACCCTTTCGGCTTCTTGGTACCATCGCCGGTGGTAAAGGCAATTTCTTCCTGTTCGGCAAATTCGGTTGCCAGCTCGCTGTTGATCCATGCTTCCACGTTGAAAAAGGCATCATCCAGCATTTTCTGGGTGGCCTGCGGGTTACCGTAGATTTCCCCCATGAAAGGTTCAATCAGGCCCAGTTTTGAGGTGGCAGTCTGGGAGCGCGCGTCAGTCTCGCCAACCCATCCGGAAGCCGTGCCGCCCAGATTCACCAGTTTTTTGTAGTCGGAACCACCAACGGTGATCACCGTGGCTTCCTGGCGCATCACCACTTCATCTTTCAGCAGGGTGAGAATGTTGCGATCCAGTGCTTCCGGCACGGCATAGCCGCCGTCTTCATCGGTGCCCACCTGTAATGCCTTGCGCTCCAGATCGCGCAGACCATCTTCACGGCCTTTACGCAGGAAGCCCACAAACGCTTCTTTATGCTCGGTGGCCAGTTTATTTTGCGCACCACCTGCCGGACGTTTCAGCTCAAGCAGCTCTTTTTCAAGATCGCTTTTGAGGTTTTCCAGCTCGCTGAGTTTCCCGTTCAGGGTTTCCACCTGCCCGGCAAGTTTGCCTTTTTCCTGCTCAATCGCATCCACGCGCTTGTCGTTCTTTGCTTTGAAGTCGTCAAACTTCTGCTGCAGCTCCTGCGCGACCTGTTCGACATCTTTAATATCAACCGCCATCGTATTTCTCCTGATTAGAAGTTCAGATTTTTCAGTGCATTCAGTGCAGAGCCCACATCCTCAGCGTCGCGCAGGGACAGTGCGCCATAGCCCCCGGCCATGAATGCTTTGGCCTGGGTACGGGAGAGTCCGACATCACGCAGGACTCTTTCGATTTTTTTCTGTTCGGGGATTTCCCCGCGGGCCAGTGCGTTCTTGACGTCGCTGATCCGCGCCTCGTCGTTAGACGGGAACGTCACCAGGCTGACTTCCCAGAGGTCGATTTCTTTCAGCAGAAAGGCTTCTTTGCTCCGGTCGTATTCCCAGTCCTTCAGGACGTACCCAATAGAAAGGCCGGTTAACGAACCGGCCTTCATGTGTGCATGTGCGCGTTTTGCGAGGGGATCATCATCGATAAGCAACCGTCCCCTGACGTAAAGCCCGACATCGTCTTCCTTCATTTCGGTGTAAACACCGATGGGTTCATCCATGCGGTGCTGCCAGAGCAGCGCAGGTAACGCTTTTCTGTCACTCCACGCCCGCAGGGAAGCAGCAAATGCCCCGGACATCACCACATCATCGTGGCTGTCCTTTACACCAAAGACGGAGCCATACCCTTCAAACTCACCGGAGTCACTGACAGATTTCAGACTCAGCGGTACATCAAGACGTTGTTTCGTCTGCATTGGCGTTATCCTTCTGCTTACCGGCTTTACTGCCATCGGAGGGTTTCGTGGTCATGTTCATCGGTGTGAGATAGACATCACCACCGGGACGCGGATTCATATCTTCCAGGTCGCGGCAGTCATTGGGAGAGTAAATTCCCCAGTTGATCCCGGTGGCGTAGGCTTCAAAACGGGACTTCATATCCCCGCGCAGTAACGCCCCGGCGTTAAATTTGGCGTAATAAACGCCCTGCTTACTTTTTCGTACCAGTCCGGTGTTGATCCGCTGTTCGATGCGGGTCAGATACGGCACCAGTGAATAGTTGATAAATCCCAGCCCCAGCTCTTCAATATTGTTGAAGGTGGCACGATCGGTGTTCTGCACCATGTGCAACGGCACCCGGAACAGACGACAGATTTCTTCAAGCTGAAACTTGCGGGTTTCCAGGAACTGGCTGTCCTCGGCGTTCAGCGCCATCGACTTCCAGTCCAGCCCCATCTCAAGGATCATCGGGCGGTGAGCATTACCAAGCCCGGTGTGACGCTCCTCAAAATCTTTCTTCAGGCGCTCGTAAGCCTGATCTGACAGCGTCTGCTCTGTACGCAACACACCCGACGTCACCGCGCCATTGCTGAACAGTCTGGCCCCGTGCTCTTCGGTCGCTGCCGCCAGCGATATTGCCTCGCGGGCATAGGCGATGGGATTCAGCCCCACCAGTCCGTCCAGCGTCAGCGTGCGCACATGCCAGATATCCTCCTGGCTCAGTACATCCGTGGAGCCATCCGGGAATGTGACCTGATAGACCGGCTCCCAGCTACTGTTAAGCTTCGGTACCACACAGCCGGGATCGACGGGCAGCAGTTCAGCCACTTCGCCAAATGCTTTCACTTTGTAGGCGTAAAAGTTTCCCCGCAGGCACAGACAGGTGACCACCAGCTCCCAGAACTCCTGCGGCGTCATATAGCCATTGGGATGCGTGGAGATCAGCTTATGCAGACGTTCGCCGGTGGCTCTCTGCTTCAGGCTGCCGTTCAGGTGATACAGGTTGCAGGGCAACATCCCGACCGACTCCGCCAGCACCCTGACACAGGAAAAAACCGCCGTCAGTCGCATGGCCCGCTGGCTGCTGATCTGCTTTCCTGTATAGGTGTCGTAGGACAACCCGATAGCATCCGCCAGCTCTGCTGGCGTGGTCACCGGTGCGTCACTTTTTCGTTGAAATAATCCCGAAAAGAACACTATTTACCTCCGCCGACAGACGACTGTGTACGGTCGAGATATCGCGCCACCAGCCACGACCAGAACAGGCACAACGCCCCGGCAACAACAAACCCCGCCGGGGGATAAATCAGCCAGGCACCATACGCCAGCAAAAGCGCCCCCAGCACGCCCACCAGAGGCGCGAGAATCAGCATGATCATAATTACCTCAGTTAAAGCGAGCGGATCCCATAGGACTCAATGTGGTCAGACAGCGTGTCTTCTTTCTCGTACAGCATGGCTCTGCCAACCGCCATAATCAGCGCAACTGCACCATCGATTTTGTTTTCCGCCTGCTCTTTGACGGGCTTCACCACATCATCGTTACCCGGAATGGTTTTGCCGACCACGTTGCCGATACACCAGGTCATGATGGGATTGCCATCATGATGAAAGCGCCCCGATTCAATTGCCGCTTCCAGCTCTTTCATCGGGTCGGACATGTTGGTGTAGTTCTGAATGATAGTGACGGGGTTCAGGTCTTCATCAGCAAGGTCATGTGAGAGCCCGGTCGCCCCGAAGGGGTCGATGGGTGACTCGCTGACCGGGCTGATTTTGTTCGCCGCTTTGGCCTCTTCGAGGATGTAGCGATAATCCACCTCTGCACCATCGGTAACGGTCAGGACGCCCATTTCCACCCATTTCTGAAAGCGTTCGGCTGTCCGTCGATCTTCATTTTTCTCGACGCTGTACACCGTGTCATACGGTACCCAGAAACGCGGGGCCACACTGTAGTAATGCGTTTTACCGTCAATCTCGCGGGTATAAAGTCGCGCCATGCTGTTCATATCCAGCTTACGCGCCAGGTCAAAGGCCAGAATGCACGGCTGCCCCTCGAACTGCTCAAGGGTCAGTGATTTATCCTCGCAGCTCTGCCAGCTTACCAGGTTGAAATACGCCGAACGCGCCGACACCCAGATATTGAGGTGTTTTGTTTTAAAGACGTTTGCCAGACGGGCGTTATTTTTCGCACGCTGCTGCTGACTTAACAAAAATTCGCGATAAACCGACACGCCAATATTTGGATTGGCTTTTTCCAGCACCTGCGGGTCGGTCCAGTCGTCACCTTCATCAACGGTATAGATGATCCCGAACAGTTCATCGTTGGGTACCGAACCGTTGAGCATCTCGATGACTTCCCGCCGTTTGTCGTAGCACGGCCCCTCAATGTTGTACCCGGCGGTAGTGATAGCCCACATCAGTGGCTGACGTCGCGCCCCCATCCCGGTAAGCATCGTGGTGTAAAGCGCATCTGTGGCGTGCTCGTGATATTCATCCACCACCGCACAGTGGGGTGATGAACCATCACCAGGGTTACCGATCAGCGGTTCAAAACGCGCACCATCCTCCGGACGGTTCATGTTTGAGGCGTTAACCTCAATCCCGAACGCTTCCGTCAGCATGGGTGTGCGTTTACACATCAGTCGTGCCGGACGAAAGACTTCCCACGCCTGTTTCTCCGTCGTGGCACCGGAATACACTTCCGCGCCAAACTCGTTATCACAGGCAAAACAATACAGGGCAACACCGGCAGAGATTGCCGATTTGCCGTTCTTACGGGGGATTTCGGTATACACCTCCCGGAAGCGGCGCAATCGGGAGCCTTTATTGACCCAGCCAAACGCACAGCAGATCACAAATAGCTGCCACGGCTCCAGCGTGATGGGCATCCGTTTAAATGCCCACTCACCCTTGGTGTGCGGCAACAGCTGAATAAATTTGGCGGCCCGTTCAGCCAGGTCCTTGTCGAAGCGGTAACGAAACGACTTACTTTTTTCCGCCATCAGGTCATCAAGATGGCGCTGGCAGGCCTGAATCACAAACTGGCAGGCCACAATCTTTCCGCGCACGACATCACGGGCATACTGATTGGCAGCATTTACGTTGGGGTAAGATTTCCGGCTCATGATTCGATGATTTTCAGAAACGGGTTAGTGGCTTTCTTCTGCCCCGCCAGGCCAATCAGACGCTGGCGGCTGCTGGGGTCGAGTCCGAGCATTGCCCCCGTGCTGCTCATCTCGGACTCCTGTTCTTTCTTGACGGTCAGCTCCGGATTTTTGACCATGCCGCCCATTGCACCGGTGATGGTGTTGCCCTGTCTGGCAATATTTTTCACGGCACGTCGCCAGAACTCATAGGCCACGCACCACCGCTCAAGCACTGCGAGGTCAGTCACGCACAGCAGGCCCTGACCGCAGAGTTCTTTGGTTGTCAGTTGCCACATGATCGTGGCGAGAGGAAGCTCTTCTTCAGCGAACCACTCCGGTGGCTCAACACCTTTGATGGGCGTAAAAACAGGTTCATCTTTGTTCAGGGCTCGCTTGCCGGGGTTTCCGGCCAGCGCCTTGCGCGCCGTTGGCTTAGGGCGACGCCCGGAACGCCCCGCCGTTCCAGCCATATGCGGCACTCCTGGTTAAATTTCATTTTTCGCGGGTATAAAAAAACGATGGGGCGGGCAGTCCGGAAGACGTCAGGTCACAGGGATTTGACCCGCCCCTCCCCTCTGGCAGTGGAAACTGGTTCTTACTTCAGCCGTTCACGGGCCGTCTTCGCCTTATGACACGGCCAGCACAGGCTCTGCAGATTACTGTCTGCATCGGTGCCGCCATGCGCTTTAGGGATGATGTGATCAACAGTTTTCGCCTCACGCACCACACCAGCACGCAGACATAACTGACACAGGCCTTTGTCACGCTTGAGCACACGTTCACGGATAACATCCCATTTCGAACCATAACCGCGCTGATAACGGGATTGTCCTGGCTTGTATTGCTTCCAGCCTTCGCTTTTGTGGCTTTCGCAGTAGCCTGACGGGTCAGTCGTGGTATTGCGGCAGCCGCGAACACGGCAGGCTTTTGGGGTTCGTGGTGGCATTTAAAGTTTTCCTGCAATCATCACGATGATGTTTGTCCATGGTGATGACAACAAAAAACGCCAGAAGGCGGCTATAAAATGTGCTCTAGAATCCGCATATTTCCTTCAAAAAGTATTTCCTTTTTTAACGGATCAACTATTTCACCACTCCAATATTTATGAGCTTTTTCTAAGGCAATATCATACGGTATATCGTCATTCATCAAATGTTCATCACTCGCCTCATGTATAACTCCATCCAACTCAACTCTGAACACAGTCTGATTGTCCCCAAATCCCAACTGCGAAATCCAATAATGAAGACTTTCTTCACCTTGTGAAACCCATAAGCATTTCTGTCTTGAAGGCTTTTTTGGATAATATTCAACTCGAACGGCTTCCCAAATCAGTTCTCTAGTATATTTACAAAAATGCATAGCCAATTCTTGACCAACTGCCGCTATATCCTGTACAGAACACTTAGTAGTAAGTGACCCTGTCTTTAGGCCATAAAGCCACTGCATTCTCGTATAGTCAGTTAGATGCCCGTTAACATTTACTGGTATTGGAGGGATGTTTGAACTTAAGAAATAATTAAAAAAGGGATTTGGGAATGAGGTGCTAGCTAAATCTCCTACTGCCAAAGGCCTATACTTAACCCAAGGATTTTGCGATTTAGTTGTTATGTAAAAATAGTCCATGCGTACTTACCACTATAAAAAAGACACCTTACCACTATATTTTACACAAGCAACCAACATTTAGCAGCACCTATTCGCAATAACTATTTATTCCAGCAAAAGAGTTTACTTCCGACACTGAGTGTCAATATATTCCTGTAACGCTCTCAATGATGCTTGATCTCTGATAATTCCGGATCTGATACCGAGAAGGTTTCGTCCAGCAATTGGAGAGAGTTCGACGGTGGCATCATTGCCCACGCTGGCGGTGCCGGAGGCTTTTGTTGTGGCTGGCACTGGACATCTGCCTTTGACGAGCACCCTACCACCATTATCAAGCTTGCGCCGAAGAGCATCATTTTCAGCTTTCGCATCAGCTAACTCCTTCGTGTATTTAGCATCAAGTGCATCAGCATCACGCTGGCGCTGCTGCATGTCAGTAATGGTGGCGGTCGCCAGCTGCAGCTCACTGACTTTTTTATCGCGCTGGTCTTTATAGGTGATGGCGTTATCACGGTAATGATTAACAGCCCATGACAGGCAGACGATGATGCAGATAACCAGAACGGAGATAATCGCGGTTACCCTGCTCATTGTTGCCCCCACAAACAGACCTCACGCTCAATCTCACGACGAGTCATCAGGCCTTTCCATTGCTTACCGCCAGCGTATGTCCAGCGACGTAGCTGGTCACATGCGCCCTTGATATCGCCCTGGTTTATTTTGCGAAGAAGAGTAGATGTTCTGAAATTGCCTGCGCCCACGTTATAGACGAACGAGTAAAGAGCGCCGCGCGTTGTTTCCGGTATATCGACTTTCATGTACGGGTTAATTTGTCTGGCGACAGTGACAAAGTCTTTATTCAGGAGGGCTTTGCATTCTGCTTCGGTATACGTTTTACCGAGCATAATGTCTTTTCCGGTGTGCCCGTAACATACAGTCCATACGCCAACGATATCTTTATATGGTATGTAGCTGACACCTTCCAGACCATCGTCACCACTCGGACCAGTGATAAGCACAGACGCTATGGCAACAGCCCCACCACCAATAGCAGCTGCAACAGCCTTGCGTAATGATGGCGACATCATTCACCTCTCGCAGCCTTACGCTTGTCTTCTCTGATTTTGAAGTACAGATTTGTCAGATAAGTCAGGAAGCCCAGAACCAGACTTCCCAGCACACCAATAGCAGCCCACTGTGATGGACTGACCTGATCAAGCCACTGTAAAAACCAGTAGCCAGCACTGCCTGCGGAGGTGCCGTAGGCAATGCCCGTTGTTAACTTGTCCATGGATTTCATAGCCTCACCTCCGCAAATAACGGATGGTGTACACGGTTCGGAACGAAGAGGGAAAGGTATAGAAGTTACATTAGCGTAAGGCTTGAACATCTATTCAAAAAGAAAAACGCCAGCGATTATTCTGGCGTAGCTGAAAGCATCATACAATTATCAAATACGAAAATTACAAAATCATTAAAACGCATCACGTTACATCATTTCTTTTTCTAAAAAAAATCTTGATGAATATTGATGGGGAGGAACACCAAAATATCTTCTGAAAACACTTACAAAATATGACGTGTTTTCATAACCGCATATCTCAGCAACTTTCCCAACAGAATATAAATTGTAGCTTAATAACCTTTCCGCCATCACCATTCGCTCTTCAAGAATTAATTTACTAAATGATAAGCCTTCGTGCTTTAATTTTCTTTTTAACAGACTTTCACTCAGATACAGCCTTGAAGATATATCACAAAGTCTCCATGCTGCAGATATATCCGTGTGAATAATAGCCTTAACTTTACTTCCTAAACTATTAAGACATCCAAATAAAAAACTTTGCACTATTTTCTCTGAAGATAAGATAGCAAGACATGCAAGTGATATTTGATTTCTAACAACATCCACAGTTCTGCCATCACAATTCAAGCATGCAATCAAGTTCTTTAACAATGAAAAATCTTCACATTCCACCATCAAGTATGCCGGATAAAACCTTCTTACAGAAAAAGGTGAGAGTGTGTTGCTTTTAAAGAAATCATTAACTGTTTTCTCTTCAACATCTACAATCATTACATGATCTATATTTGATGAAAAAAAATCTTTTAAATTGTAATCAATGAGAACAGCACTTCCTTTTTTAAACAAAATATCTTCTTTACCAATTCGGACATCAAACGAGTTCAACACCAAAATGATAGAACATATGTATGGCATATTATCCACCTGATATCATTGGGGTTACACCAGGTAAGTATAGGTGGAAAATCAATATTCGCCAGTTCAACAATAAGGAAAATCTCATTGCATCACAAGTATAAAATTATGTATTTAACTCACAAAGACAAATTATTAAACCAATCCGTTATATTATATATAGCTACGTGGAATCATAATATTATATATTTTGACTGGCATGTTTACCAACTTTAAATTGTATCTCAATGGTTTGTTCAGCGTAAACAGAGTTTTTATACAAACTGACACTCTGGGTATCATAGTGTAGTTTTTACGATTGTAAATATCCTGCATGCAGGAACTCATCCTTTTGGATGATATCGCATACAATTAATTTACCATCAGTCTTAGAGCCAGTTCGTCCGGATAGGGATCGAAGTAATTCTGTGTAAGCAAGTAATCATTAGGATACTCACCCAGATAATGCTTCAGCAGAGTCAACGGCGCAAGAAGAGGTAATGTGCCAGAACGATAGTTAAGTATAACCTCGCTCAACTCTTTACGCTGGCGTGTACTTAAGTAGTTACTAAAATACCCCTGTATATGCATCAGCACATTCGTGTGATTTTTACGTGATGCAGGTTTTCTGAGAATCGCCATCAGCTTATCACGATACACCTCAAAGTATGATTCAAGGTCCGCCCACTCGTGTATTGCAGCCACAAATGGTCCCATATCTTTATAGCCTGCCTGACTATGCGCCAACAACTGAAGCTTATAACGACTATGAAAAGCTAATAACTCTCTTCTTGATAATTTCTCCTTGTAAAGGTGATTGAGCTCATGCAAAGCAAAAACTCTTTCAACAAAATTCTCACGAAGCACTGGATCATGTAATCGCCCATCCTCTTCAACCGGTAGCCAGGAAAACTTTTCCATCAAAGTGCTCGTAAATAGTCCCACTCCATCTTTACGACCTCGATTACCATTTTCATCATAGACACGTACGCGCTCCATGCCACAGCTGGGAGATTTAGCACAAACCACAAACCCCGATACATCCTTTAATTTGTCCATATAAGAACGACTAAACTCTGTCATTCTCTCTGTCACATCCTCATTCTGGTCGTGGCTGAAACACATCCGTATATTTCCTTGCGTCGAGCGCACAAGACGTAGAGCAGGACGCGGAACTGGCAGCCCTATAGCCATTTCCGGACATACTGGTCTGAATGTTACCCATTCCACTAATTTGTCCATTAAAAAGTCAGCTCTTTTGTGACCACCATCAAAACGAACAGCAGAACCGGCCAAACAACCGCTGATTCCAATCACAGGTTTTTTTATCATATCCTCCCCCTTGACTAATTCATTAACACATAAACTGTGTAGTGCACGGAATAAATTGCCTTTCTGGCGTCATCACTGACAATTTTTCTGTTATGGACTATTCCTAATATAGTATGAAAGTTCTTTAAGTGATCGGTCGTAATCATCTATCTTTCATACTTACTCTCAACTATCAAAAGTACAGGATTTATTATGAAGTTATGGCCTGTGTTGACTGGCATTGCACTCTCTTTCACTCTTATAGCATGTAAGGCCCCGACACCACCTAAAGGTGTGCAGCCGATTACAAATTTTGACGCCAACCGCTACCTCGGAAAATGGTATGAAATAGCTCGCCTCGAGAACCGGTTCGAACGTGGTCTGGAACAGGTCAGCGCTACTTATGGAAAACGGAACGACGGAGGGATTCGTGTACTTAACCGTGGATACAATCCAACGAAAAATAAATGGAGCGAGAGCGAAGGTAAAGCATACTTTACTGGAGATACTAAAACTGCAGCGTTGAAGGTTTCGTTTTTTGGCCCCTTCTATGGTGGCTATAATGTAATCAAACTGGATGATGAGTATAAGTATGCTCTTGTCAGTGGTCCGAACAGAGAATACCTATGGATTCTGGCAAGGACCCCAACTATTCCAGATAAAGTAAAAGCAGACTATGTGCGAACCGCTCAAAAGTTGGGATTCAATGTCAATGAATTATTATGGGTTAAACAATAAAATCCCTACCCGAAATGATACTTATTAGAAAAAATCCAGCCTTTGGGGAGGCTGGCTAAATCAGGAAACAAGCTGTTATATGATAATAACTACGTTGCGATTCCAACATTTAAAATGTTGGACTAATGACAATCAGACAGCAACATTTCCTTTAATTATTTCGAACAATCAGCATCCATCTCCAATCGGAGCTCCAACACCATCAGCATGCCCTCCACTACGCCCTCAGCTTTCTGGAGCATCCTGCCAACCCAACAATCAGATCGCCCATGCTTACGTGCAAGCGCCATAAAAGTCATGCCGCCGACATAATAGTCCACCAATAAATCATGCAAATCGCTGTTGTTTTTTTTCAGGCGAGCCATACATCCACAAATGATCATCGCGTCATCGTCACAACATTGCGGGCGAGATTTTACTTTTGAAGGAATTAATCCCTTAAAACCGGCGGCAATGGACGACCAGGTCACATCTTCATGATTATTAGCCGCCCACGCTCCCCAACGCTCAAGAACCATCTGAATATCACGCATCAACTTTCTCCACAAAATCAGGCCAGCACACCAATCGCCAGCGCACGATCGATAAAACGAAATATCAGCTCCAGCTGGGAGCCATACTTCTCTTCGAATGCCACAGTATCCGCATGCAGCTCGTCGTGATGCTTTCTGCACAAAGGCAACACAAAGAGGTCATGCGCTTTTGTCCCCATTCCACCCTGACCGTGGCCTATCAGGTGGTGGGGATCATCAGCAGGTTTTCCACAACATGCGCACGGCTGCGTCTTAACCCATCGCGTGTACTTTTCATTAACCCAGCGGCGACGTTTTGGGCGTAACATAAAAGAGTCCGGCGACTCCGGATCCACTTTCAGCGCCAGCACCTTTTTCGCTTTATCCTGGATGATGCTGGTGGTAGGAACCGAAGGCACCAGGTCACTTTCCCGGGTGACAGACGGCACAACAGGCTTCGGTAATCTCAGTGCCTTACGGGCTGCACTTTCCGGTAAGGCATCCGCCAGGTCATTACGAATCAGCCACCAGCACAGTTCCGGCATTGTCACAACGTGACTGTCATCAAAACCGAGATCCCGACGCACAACAGACAACACCCAACGGGCACAGTTATCCGTTGCCATTGATTCCAGCCGTTCCGTGAACTGGTCACGCAGCTGGTTATCGCAGTGCCAGCACAGACGGATTGCGCCCGGAGCGTGCCGCATTGTGGTCATGTTCTCACTGTGCCAGTCGGAATGAGGCCACTGACAGCCCTTTTCACGAAGTAACCAGCTTTCAAGACATTCCACGCCACCAGCACGACGGATCACTGCCTCATTGCGGAACACGGCCCGAACGGCAGGATCATCCGCCAGCGGTTGTGATGCCGCCGGAACGGCACCACTGGCGAAAGATGAATAACGTTCCGGCTCAGGCTCCAGCAGGACACGCCCCTGCATAAACAGGGGCATCAGCTCTGAACCTGGCCTGAACAATACGATCCCCATACGCGGGGCAATTTCAGGGGTCAGTAGTGCTCTCACGGTCACCTCAATGAACGGTATCGAGCAGCTTTAACAGCTCAGGGAATCGGGATTCGAAGAAATGCGGCTGCGTCTCGCGCGGATTTGCGGGACTGGTGATGTTCTTGCCGAACATGCAGCCTTTCGCTGTCAGCGACCAGAATTTTTTGATGTTGTTAATCGCGGTACGGCTGTATCGTTCGCGCTGCTCGACGATCCCCAGCTTCACCATCTGGTGATATGCCTGATTAGCCGTCAGGCGGATACCATACTGTTTCAGCAGTGCACTCAGTGACAGTGTCGGGCGACTTGAGCCATCGTGTGCATCAGCAGGAGCATCAATGGCATAGCGCGGTGCCAGATTCGGTAAGCCAACAGCCTCCTGGAGTTTCTGACAGGCACCAAGCACTGAAGAGTTAGACAGGTTTAACTCCCGGCGCATAAAGTCCAGCAGGATCACGCCAGCCTGCATCTTGTCAGCAGCCTGTCCGGATAATTTTTCCGGTGCGCTGGTTACCATATCGAAAGTACGGATCACCTTCAGATGGAATGACGGGCTGATCCACATTGCATAGGCATACACCAGTTCCTTGCAGACATACGTTCCCCGTTCATTTCCCCCATGAATCACACTCACCGGGTCAACACCCAAATTCTGGGTGTTGGTCAATTCATGAACAAGCTCAACAGTTTGTTGGCTGGAAAGAAACTTTCCCGGCTCCTTGGTTCTGGCATTTGCACCAGATGCTACTGCTGCGCGATGCAGATCGTTCAGGCTGTAACGCCCATAAGCATCACGACGAACTTCAATACCATCAATGACCATCAGATTATTCATACTTCGTTTCTCCTCTTGATCAGGCGGCTGCACCCGCCGTTTTCTCGTACTTACTGATGGTGATCTCGACCTTCCCTTCCGGGATAACCGGTCCCCACTCCACCAGCATTCTTTTCACCTGACTGTCGTCTTCCCACGCACCCGCGTGGGTCAGGGCGTCAAACAGCGCCTTGTTATAGTTGTCCAGATCGCGGATCCGGTTATCCGGAGGAAACAACACGATCTCCACTGAAGCAGGTGCCGACGTTGGTTTTGGCAGACGACGTAACTGCTCAACTATTGCTGCGCACGCCGCGCTCTGGAATTTTCGCCCCGCCGCGCTTATCAGGCTCTTACCAGCAAACGCCCCTTTGTTGGGATGTCGCCAGTACGTGTTCACGCTGGGCGGAAAAGGCAGGATCAGCTTCATACTTTCAGGTCCCTCTCATGTAACCAGTGGGTTGCACGCAGCCTTGCGTTTTCCTCACCGGCAAGCAGTGAGCGGATAATCCCGACCGCCTCGCTGTCGTCGTCCTTCACTGCGGTATGAAGCGTTATCCCCCGGGCCACGCCACGCTTTATCGTAATGACGCCTTTTTTCTCCAGTGCGCGAAGATGCTCCACCGCTGCATTCACTGAACGGTATCCCAGCATGGTTGCCACCTCCTGATTGGTTGGCGGGAAGCCACGTTCTTTCTGGTAAGAAATCAGCATATCCAGCACCTGCTGCTGGCATTGAGTTAACGTCGTCATGCCGCCATCTCCCTGACCAGTTTTTCCGCCTGCTGGCGAACCTGCACCAGAAAGGCTTCACCACATGCCTCAAGTTCATCGCGCCCGATGTAGCTGATTGCCGGTCCCTTCCAGGTCTTGTCGAAAACAGCAATAGCACCAGCGAAGAAAGCTCCTGTCGGCACCTGCTTCTCATCCTTCGGGATAAACCAGGCAGGCAGTTCAAAACCAATACGCCCGCGAATAAAAGCAATATGGTCCGCATCTTCCGGCCACCACACTTCGCTGGTGGCAGCTTTGATCAGGAAAACATAGCGCCCGCCCTTATCACGCATGGCACTGGCATGTTTCATGATGTAACGCATGCCGGTGATGTATTGCCCCTCATGCTGACTGGCGCGGCTGTATGGGGGATTACCAAAGGCAGCACCTTTAAGCTCCGCAAGACGTTCTGACCAGTCATGCGCCAGCGCGTTGTCTTCCGCCGTGTAATACGCGGCACATTTGGCGTTATCACCGTCAGTGAACAGATCCAGAACAAACGGGCCAAACAGGGTGTTAATTCCCCAGAAAATGTTGTCCGGCGTGCGCCACTGATCGCCCACTTCCTTCAGTTCATGGGCTGGTTTGTTCCGCAGTTCCACCAGCGCCTGGCAATATTTATTACTCATTAAGCCCCCACGTAATTCCCTGACAGATACCACTCTTCACCCGATGCAGCGCGCTTGCTGCTTTTCCGTAAGCACCGCTCACGACGCGCCAGAAAATTGTTTCGTTCTGGCTGGGAGTGGCTTTCACGGAATGCCGCCATCCACACGGTTGCAGCACGACGGTATAAGCCCCTGGACTCCAGTTCTTCCGCCTGGCGGGTCAGGCACAAAATCACACGGGGATCGTTAGTGCCGACATAGAAATTGCGCGCAGGTCTGGTTTCACGAACTGGTTGTGGTTCCGGTTCCTGCGCTCTCTCAGTCAGGCGCGGGAAATGTCTGCGTGTATCTCCTTCACAACGGTGAGCCACACGCCCACTCTGACGTAACTTGCTTGCTGACTGCAGAACGCGCTGCCGTGAGTAACCGGCAAAAGCATCCGCAATATCTCCGGAAGTACAGCCCGGATGGGCTTCAATGAATTTCTGAACGTCATTCAAAAGACTCATGCTCACCCCCTGAATCCTGCCGGGATCTGGCTGTAGTCCACGTTGTCGTAACTGGCTTTGAAGTACGGGTCTTCGCGTTTTTCGGTGTACGTGCTGACGGACGGCGATAAGCGCAGGGAAAGCTCATCCCATTTTTCCCGCAGCTTCGACGGGCTGAGCACGTTACGGCACCAGAACGGATCGCGACTGACGCGGCTGTACATCTCGCAGATTTGTTTATGAGTACGACCATCCTGCACACACATCAGGCGAATTTCGTTTGCCCAGGCTGTCCAGTTCGGTTCTTTGGGACGAACCACCTCGCCGTCACATTCGGCGGCCTGCTCGTACAGGGCGATGATTTTTTTCCAGAGCCACTGTGCGCAGGTCAAATCATCCTGCGTTCCCCACTGGCGCTTTTTAGGGCTGAATACAACCGCATCAGGATGGCGAGTTAAAAACTCCTGTTCAGCCGTCTGCGTGTCCGGTTGCGAAGCGTCCGGACGAGAAGTTTTTTTATCTGACGGATCATGTTTTGATTTTACTGACGGATCCCCGCCAGATTCTGACGGGTGAAAACCCGCTTTTTTGCCAGATTTCGACGCATCAAATTTTGACGGGTCAGATTTTGATGCGTCAGATTTTGACGGGTCAGAATCTGACAGTTGAGAAAATGCCGCTGCCTGAAGCTTCGCAACGTTAAGCTGATAAACATTCGACGCATTGCGGTTACCCTGGCGACGCGCCTTACGCGTTAACCAGCCTTCTGCTTCCAGCCGTGCGATAGCCGTTCTGACGGTACTCATTCCCGCGCCAATCTGGCGGGCAATGGTTTCAATTGATGGCCAGCACACACCTTCGTCATTACTGAAATCAGCCAGGCGGGCCATAATTGCCACGCTGGATAATTTCATGCCTGATGCAGCGCAACCATCCCATACATAGCCGGTTAATTTAGTGCTCATGACCGACCTCTATTTCCCTGAATTTACGACGAAACTGTTCGAGCGGGCTGAAGCACTCATGCTCATAGCCTTCGCGGAGGTAGATAACACGTTGTGTTTCCGGCTCCCAACGAATGACTCTGACGGGCACTCCGTAGTGATCTTTGAACCAGCGGTTAACTTGTCGCAAAGGACTGTCTCCTTCTGCCGGTTGAAATCACCCACAGCCCACTCTGCAAAGCTGTGGGTTACAATTTCCCTGTCACCTGGTACATTTACTGCATAGCAATACTCCACCTTCGCTTTTCCACCCGATACAGGAAGCGCAATCAGTTGCGAGCGACGGTAGTGTGTTGTTAAACTGTTCATGCGTTAGTTTCTCCACAGTCACGACACGCCACGGCGCCCGGAGCTGCACACTCGCGGGCGTCACTACTTTCTGAAACGCAAAAGATTTTGTAGACCAGAGCTGCATGCTCCTGCAGCTTCGAAATTGAGAGGTACAGCTCATCGTTAATTGCTGTCTTCTCATGCGGTTCCACTACACCGTCTTCAATTGCTGAACGAATCTGTTTTGAATAACTGCCGATCTGTTCAATGACTTCCAGCAGGCGTTGGTTGATATCGGCGTTGTCCACATCCTCGACATCAGGAAGAGACACAAAGACGCCATTTGCAGACTGCGCCACAGCGTCAGCAATGAAGTGAGTTCCACCAGCACGTTGCAAAATCATTGCCCATCCCAGCGGGAAAATCTGATCGCCATCGGCACGAAGGCGGTTAAATAATGCGTGCTCTGTTACATCCAGCCAGTCAGCAGCTTCAGCGTACCCCCCCGGCAACGCTGCGATAGTTTTTCTGACAGCTTTCACGTACCACTCAGGCTGTTTTTCTACTTTCCAGTGATGCTTACCCACGGTTCACCTCCTGTTCCTGTGGTTTAAACCCATTCTGGTTTTGGCTAGATTGAAAACGTGCCGGATAAAGAATCTGCATTTCGCTGACTTCACCCTTAAAAAAATTGGCTAAACGTTCTGCAAGCTCGATAGATGGAATCTGCTCCAGCCTCTCAATACGACTCAACGTCGCTGGATTGACTTGAACACCCGCAGCAACATGCTGCAAAGTGAAACCATGCGCCTTACGCACATTTCGTAATGGTGATTGCATACGCCCTCCAAATATTGCGCGTTATGCATGTTATTTCACGCAATTATTTTGCGCAAGTTGATTTGCTTATCACGCAATAAAGAAATGTAATAAACGCATGAACATAGGAAACCGAGTCAGACAACTTCGCCAAGCGAAGAACATGAAAATCGCCGATCTCGCTGAAGCAATAGGAGTAGATGCGGCGAACATCTCGCGCTTAGAAACGGGTAAGCAAAAACAATTTACCGAACAAACACTGAGTAATATTGCCAAGAGCTTAGGTGTTGATATTGCTGATCTCTTTACCTCTGCCCACAAAAGTAATACTGTATATAAAAACAGTAATGATGAGGATGTTGCGCAGGTGAAGGATGTGTTCCGTATTGAAATGCTGGATATCAGTGCCAGTGCGGGAAATGGCCTTATCCAGGGCGGTGATGTCATTGATGTGATTCATGCCATCGAATACAGAACTGATAATGCTGTATCAATGTTCGGCGGACGACCAGCCAATCACATCAAAGTTATCAATGTTCGTGGGGACAGTATGTGTCCAACCATTGAGCCAGGAGATCTCATCTTCGTTGATGTCAGCATCAATCAGTTTGATGGTGATGGTATATATGTCTTTGGTTTTGATGACAAAATATACGTTAAAAGACTTCAAATGATTCCTGACAAACTGCTGGTGATTTCTGATAACCAGATTTACCGTGAATGGGGAATTACTAGCGAAAACGAACACCGATTCATGGTCTTTGGAAAGGTCTTAATCAGTCAGTCGCAAACCCTTAAGAGACATAATTAACCTCAATATCCTTCCATCGGCCACCGAAAGGTGGCTTTTTATTACCTATCAATTTGCATATACCGCAAATACCACTTGCATATCTCGCAATTTAATTTTATCTTTTGTTCCAGACCAACTACAGGATTACAACAAAATCTGGTTGCAACACGGTGCATGTGTCGTAAGCAGTCAGTAAATGTCAAAAACGAACAGGCAGGACGCCCACGAAGTAGCCGCTTGGGGCATATGAAGTCCAGGATGATTCGTTGAGTCATGTTGTGCCACTAGGCACTCATGTTAAAGCAGGTGTATGAAATGAAAGTCCAGATTTTAAACAATAACTGTGAAGTCGTTTGGTCATACGACATAGCCGCCCCTGTAGATCAGAGCGGCGATAGCTGGACCAATGGGAAACATCAGATTATGGCTGGAGTTGTGTTCTCTTTACGCCGTGCTTTGGAACAGGCTGAAGTATTTCCATCAGACCCTGAATGGAAATGGCCTTTTTCTATTTGTCCAAATTCGGAGAGCACATTTCAGAAACTTGGTCAGAAAGTCGCACTCGAAGAGCATCAGCCAACTGTTTCCTGATTTTTTCAGGTAACTCGTCGGCATCGCAGAAACAACAACGCTCGATCATGTTGAAAGCCGATTCGTAGAACTGTTTCTGCTGAGTGTCGCTGAGACAGAAAAAGAGCGACGTTACGATGATTTTATTAATTGCATTATCAAGTTCTTTTTCATCAAAAGTCATTTGATTTTCCTTTTATGTATACGGGCTTAAAAGGATACCACCGAGCCTGAAGTGGTGAAAAGACAGGCACATAACAGCTAAGTATTTTCAACCAAAGAGAATCCTTAGCGTTGTGGTGAATGCGGCTCAGCGCACGCGGGTTAAGGTTGAGGCTGACAGTCGACCTTCTGTGGATACCCACCCGCCTGGTGTGCAACCTTCGCCAGGCACCGGGAGGCACCCGGCACCACAACTTTATGCTGTGTGTAGTCCTGGCGGTACCAGCTTGTACCCTTGCTTCCGGCTGGTACCGTCCTTTTTACAAAACAGAGAAGAGCATCACCGGACGACGGGCTCATAACCCAATCCATCCGGGCGGCTGCCACCGCAGGTGTTCTTCTCTGTTTTGTGGAGAAACTAATCGGCCTTGCAGGGTCGATATGATGAGGAGCAGCAAAATGGCTAGCGAACGCAGTACTGATGTGCAGGCATTTATCGGGGAGCTGGACGGCGGCGTATTTGAAACCAAAATCGGCGCAGTTCTCAGTGAAGTCGCTTCCGGTGTGATGAACACGAAAACCAAAGGTAAGGTCTCACTCAACCTGGAAATCGAACCATTTGATGAGAACCGTGTGAAAATCAAACACAAACTCTCATATGTTCGCCCGACTAACCGCGGGAAAATTTCCGAAGAAGACACCACCGAAACGCCGATGTATGTCAATCGCGGTGGTCGCCTGACTATTCTGCAGGAAGACCAGGGACAGTTACTGACTCTTGCCGGTGAACCTGACGGAAAACTCCGCGCAGCAGGTCGTTAATATCGTTTTTAATTAACTGATTATTTATCTCATCACTGAATATCTTTATATAGTGAGGACTTATTATGTCTCAGAACTTAGACGCAACCGCAATTAATCAAATCCATGCCCTTATTTCTGCTCAGGGTGTTAATGAAATTATCAGTAAGATTGGTGCCGATGCTGTGGCATTGCCTGAGAATTTCCGCATTCATGATCTGGAAAAATTTAATTTAAATCGCTTCCGTTTCCGTGGTGCGCTTTCCACTGCCAGCATCGATGACTTTACCCGTTATTCTAAAGATCTTGCAGATGAAGGCACCCGCTGCTTTATCGATGCTGATAATATGCGTGCCGTCAGTGTGCTTAACCTGGGTACTATTGATGAACCAGGTCACGCAGATAACACCGCCACACTCAAACTGAAAAAGACAGCACCGTTCTCTGCTCTGTTGTCTGTTAACGGCGAGCGTAACTCCCAGAAGTCACTGGCAGAATGGATTGAAGACTGGGCCGACTATCTTGTGGGCTTTGATGCTAATGGTGACGCTATTCAGGCAACAAAAGCGACTGCGGCTGTCCGTAAAATCACGATTGAAGCAAACCAGACCGCTGATTTTGAAGATAATGACTTCAGCGGCAAACGCTCCCTGATGGAGTCTGTCGAAGCGAAGACCAAAGACATTATGCCAGTGGCATTTGAATTTAAATGCGTTCCGTTTGAAGGTCTGAAAGAACGTCCGTTTAAATTACGCCTCAGTATTATCACTGGCGATCGTCCTGTACTGGTTCTGCGCATTATTCAGCTGGAGGCGGTGCAGGAAGAAATGGCTAACGAATTTCGTGATCTGCTTGTTGAGAAATTCAAGGACAGCAAAGTAGAAACCTTTATTGGTACTTTCACCGCCTGATTTCATTACTGCAAATGCCCCTGCGGGGGCATTTATGGAAACGTAATTTACTCAATAATCGCCGGATGGTGAGGGATTCTTTTTACCAGAATTCAGCGCGGTGCAGCGCATATACGTGGAGAACAAAATGTCATTTATTAAAACTTTTTCCGGGAAGCATTTTTATTATGACAGGATAAATAAAGACGACATCGATATTAACGATATCGCGGTTTCCCTTTCAAATATCTGTCGCTTTGCCGGTCATCTTTCGCACTTCTACAGCGTCGCCCAACATGCGGTTCTTTGCAGCCAGCTGGTGCCGCAGGAATTTGCTTTTGAAGCGTTAATGCATGATGCAACAGAAGCGTATTGCCAGGACATTCCCGCACCACTGAAACGCCTTCTTCCTGACTATAAACAAATGGAAGAAAAAATAGACGCCGTAATCCGTGAGAAATACGGGTTACCCCCAGTTATGAGTACGCCCGTGAAATATGCCGATCTCATCATGCTGGCAACCGAACGCCGCGATCTCGGGCTTGATGATGGCTCTTTCTGGCCTGTACTGGAAGGTATCCCGGCAACAGAGATGTTCAACGTGATTCCACTGGCACCGGGCCATGCCTACGGGATGTTTATGGAACACTTTAACGAGTTATCGGAGTTACGCAAATGCGCATGAATGTTTTCGAAATGGAAGGGTTTCTTCGTGGGAGATGTGTACCGCGAGATCTGAAAGTAAATGAAACAGATGCTGAATACCTGGTGCGTAAATTCGATGCGCTTGAAGCTAAATGTGCAGCACAGGAAAACAAAGTAATACCAGTGTCAACTGAACTGCCACCAGCAAATGAAAGTGTTTTGTTATTCGATGCTAACGGAGAAGGCTGGCTAATTGGCTGGCGTTCTCTCTGGTACACCTGGGGACAAAAAGAAACCGGAGAATGGCAGTGGACATTTCAGGTCGGGGACCTTGAAAACGTCAATATCACTCACTGGGCAGTAATGCCAAAAGCACCGGAGGCTGGAGCATAATGACCACTTTTACCGACAAAGAACTGATTAAAGAAATTAAAGAGCGTATCAGCAGCCTTGACGTGCGAGACGATATTGAGCGCCGTGCTTATGAAATCGCACTCCTATCTCTGGAAGTAGAACCAGATGAACGCGAAGCTTATGAATTATTCATGGAAAAGCGTTTCGGTGACTTAGTAGATCGTCGGAGAGCAAAAAACGGCGATAACGAATACATGGCATGGGATATGACTCTCGGTTGGATCGTCTGGCAGCAACGAGCTGGTATCCATTTTTCAACAATGTCACAGCAAGAGGTGAAATAATGGAGCCATACAGCCTCACACTCGATGAGGCCTGTCATTTTCTCAAGATATCCAGACCGACTGCCATTAACTGGATACGCACAGGGCGTCTTCAGGCAACACGCAAAGATCCCACTAAGAATAAATCTCCTTACCTCACAACACGACAAGCCTGCATTGCGGCTCTTCAGTCTCCGCTGCATACTGTCCAGGTGAGCGCGGGTGATGGCATAACAGAGGAAAGAAAATGTCACTCTTCCGCAGAGGTGAAATATGGTACGCCAGTTTCACATTGCCGAACGGTAAAAGATTTAAACAGTCTCTTGGAACAAAGGACAAAAGGCAGGCGACAGAACTCCATGACAAGCTAAAGGCTGAAGCATGGCGGGTCAGCAAACTTGGTGAAATACCTGATATAACGTTCGAGGAAGCGTGTGTCAGGTGGCTTGAAGAGAAAGCACATAAAAAATCACTGGACGATGACAAAAGCCGGATCGGATTCTGGCTTCAACATTTCGCAGGAATGCAACTAAGAGACATTACTGAATCAAAAATTTATTCAGCAATGCAGAAAATGACGAACCGGCGTCATGAGGAAAACTGGAAACTCAGGGCAGAAGCATGCAGAAAAAAAGGGAAACCTGTTCCAGAATACACGCCAAAACCAGCGTCCGTTGCAACGAAGGCTACGCATCTTTCATTTATAAAGGCCCTACTAAGAGCCGCAGAGCGTGAATGGAAAATGCTGGATAAGGCACCAATTATTAAAGTGCCTCAACCAAAGAATAAACGGATCCGCTGGCTGGAGCCCCATGAAGCACAAAGGCTGATTGATGAATGTCCGGAGCCATTAAAGTCTGTTGTTGAATTTGCACTGGCAACAGGCTTAAGACGCTCGAACATCATCAACCTTGAATGGCAACAAATAGATATGCAGCGCCGGGTGGCATGGATAAACCCGGAAGAGAGTAAATCAAACCGCGCAATTGGCGTTGCGCTGAATGATACTGCATGTCGCGTATTGAAAAAACAAATCGGGAATCATCACCGTTGGGTATTTGTGTACAAGGAAAGCTGTACCAAACCAGACGGAACGAAAGCACCAACAGTAAGGAAGATGCGGTATGACGCAAACACAGCCTGGAAAGCGGCGCTGAGACGGGCTGGTATTGATGATTTCAGATTTCACGACTTGAGACACACCTGGGCAAGTTGGCTGGTTCAAGCCGGAGTCCCGTTGTCAGTGTTACAGGAAATGGGAGGCTGGGAGTCTATCGAAATGGTTCGTCGATATGCTCACCTTGCACCTAATCACCTTACCGAACACGCACGGCAAATAGACTCAATCCTGAACCCATCGGTCCCAAATTTGTCCCAGTCAAAAAATAAGGAAGGTACTAATGATGTGTAA